CAAAGTACTGGACATAATCTTTAACCTTTCCTTGGCCGTCTCGAATGTTTAGCTCTGCATCCAGTGAGGCGGCGCGCACTGCATTGAAGCCATCGGCCTCTCGATGAATCTGGGCCGGGATGGTATCTTCACCGCTTCTGCGGGCCAGGTCAAGCCTGTGACGGCCAGAAATAACCTCCTGCCGCCCATCAAGGCGCTCCCATATCTGAATTGGCGCAACACCCGTGCGGTCGAATGAACCACCCAAAGGCTCCACCACGCCTTTATCATTGGCACCACTTTTGAACTGTGGGACATCTTCCGACAGCTTCAAATCAGCGACTTTCGCCTCGATAACCGGCAGTGTGCCAATCATGTTTTGCGGCGGCTCAGGCCGCTCCATTTGCATGACAAGCGGCTCCATGCGGGCGCGCATATCCTCGGTGGCCTTCACCGCCACGTTCTCAGGCAGCACATCGGCCACATTCACCCGCTCACCGCTGGCCATCTGGTCAATGGCTTTGGCGTGTGCATCTGCATGGGGTTGCGCTGCGCTCAAGTCCTTGGGCAGCGGGTTGCTGTTGTCCACGCTTTCACGCAAAAGGCTGGTGCGCGCGGCGTCTACGGTTTCCGGAGACGAAACCTTTTTTACCTGTGCGGGGTCGACAACTACAGCGCGCACAACTTCACCGTTTGCGCCCCATTGGACCGTTCCGTCAAATCCTGCGGCCTTTATTTCTTCTGGCGTCTTACCAAAAGCATCTGCCCAGGGCATTGGGTTTTGGATATCGAGTCGGGCTTCAATAACGCGCTTTGCGCCTCCCATCGCGTAGTTCTCTGCGCGCGCTCGGTTTGACGTAAACATGCCGCTTTCGAAGTTATCAAAGGAGCTTTCAGTTCCGTGATAAACAGTGATTTCCCGAACATCGGGCGCGCCGTCACTTGCTACTGTTTCCGTAGCATCCGACTCCCGTATCTTTTGGCCTGCAGCCCGTTTTGCTGCGCCGCGCATAGCCATGAAACCCAAGCCCAGCGGGATGCCGGTCAGGGCCAGGCCCATCGGGTCAAACGGGTCGTACTGGTCGGCCAGTTTTGAATAATCCGCGTCCTGCAGAATCTTGCGGATGGCTGCGTTTTGCGCCATGAACGACAGCGGGCCGCCGGTCATGGCCAGAACGCCAGTTTGAACAGCCGTTTTACCAGCAACAGGCAGGCCGAAGCTCAGGGCATTGATTACAGCAGTCACCCCGCCCACAGCTGAACGGGTGCCAAGGTCAACGCCTTCCTGCGCGAGCTGGTCGGAGACTGTGAAGCCTTCTTCAGCACCAGCCACGACAGCGCCGGGGATGCCGCCCATGGTGGCGGCTGCGGTGATGGCTTTGGAACCCATGCGGGCGAAGTCAAAAACCATACGCTCCGAAGCGTGCGTCGTCAGCGGGTCGGGCGTGTAGTCCTTGGCCACATTGCGAAAACTGCGGCCGCCCTCGCTCATGTAGTCGGGGCCGTTCGCGCGCAGCTTCTCGGTGGCCTCGCGCTGCTGCTTGTCTTCTTCAGGTGTGGGCAGGCTGAACATGCCGCCGGCGCTTCCTTCAGTGCCCAGCACAGAGCCGAACGCGCCCAGGATGTCAGCTGCTGAACCGGTGGCCTGCGCCGCGCCTGCTGCTACACCCTTGGGAACTGCTGCGGTAGTGCCCCAGAGGCTGAAGCGCGGGGTTTGCTTGGGCTCAGGTGGTCGGGCTGCCTTGGCATCGAGCGCAGTCTGGGCCGCTTCGGGGTAAAGGTCGTCGTACATTACTCGGGCGTCCCGGTCAGCGGCAGATACAGGGGTTTTCCGGTGGCGTCGGAAACCAGCCGGCCGCCGATACTGATGGTGTAAGCGTTGGGCCTTGGCGATGGGCCCAGCTGAGCGCCGGGGATGTAGCGCGCCAGTTCGTCAGTGCTGACGGTCTGCCCGCCCACTTTTACAGGTAGCCCGCCGGTGACAGTGGACAGCTTGGGTGCGTCATAGTCGCGCAATGCCTTGCTGACCTGCGCGTCCTTCCAGCCCCAGGGTTTGGTGATCTTCTGGCCGTTAATTTCCATCACGCCGCCGGTGGCCAGGTCAACCGCCTGTTTTACGCTGGGTGAATTGCCCTCGGACAGCAGTCCGGAATAAACCGCCATGGCTGCATCACCTGCTGCGCGCTGGGCGTTCTCGCTGAGGTAAGCGCCGCGTGTGGCCTTGTCGATTTCAGCGCGCACGGTGGTCTGACTCATGCCGGTGGGGAACTTCACCCGCTGCTCTTTCCGTGCATCAGCGCCAGCCAGTGCAATCTCGGACACCAGCCGGCCGGATGTGGTGCGGGCGTCGTTGGCCGACAGAATGGCGGCGGCGGCCAGGGTTTCGTCTTTCGAGCCCAGTTGTTTGGCGAATGCTCGCATCTGGCCGGGCGTCATGGCTTTGCTCAGGCCCTGCATGGCACCGGCCCGGTCCTTGGGTGGAAGTGCGCTCAGGACTTCCGCAACCTTGTTGGCTTCTTCAGGCCGGAACAGTGATTCAGGTTTGCCGGTCCAGGTGCTGATGGTCTGCGCAAGTTCGGCGCGCGCCACAAGCTGGGCGGGCAAGGTTTTCAGGTCGAGATTCAGCGGCGCAACACCCGTCACGACGCCGCGCTCTGACGCTGCCTTGTAGGGGTTTTCTTTAATGTCGGCCAGGGTAGCCTTGTGCGCCTTGTCTTTGCGCTCGTATTCCTTGATGTCTGTCGGTGATGCGCCCTTTGTGTTCAGCTTTCCCTGAATGGTCAGAAGTTCAGCCGCCTGGTTTGCCACGGGCTGGGTGACGAATGCGGCATTTGCCGGGCCGTCTGCCATGAGTGAGCCCAGCGCGGCCGCATACGGCGTACCCTTGAACTGCTTGGTGAGCTGCGCCGCATATTCAGGCGTGAAGGACTTGCCGGCCTCCAGAACGGTACTGGCCGCCTTCCACTCGGTGTCCATCTTGCGGGCGTAGGCTTGGGCCTGTACTTCGGCGCGTTGCTGTTGCCGCAAAACGGCAGTATCTGCAGAGTGGATCAGCGCGGTGCGCTTGTCAGGGTCGAGCTGCGGCAGGTAGTTCGGGTCCTTGAGCGCCTTCATCGCGGCTCTGGGGTCCACGTTCACTAGCTCGGTAGCCTGACGGCTGCGGACGTTCTCGGTGAACTGCTGCACCCGCTTGGCAGTGACCTGCGGATCTTCGCCAGCCTGGGGCCCGGTGGCCGTCCAGAAGGTGCTCACGTTGGCGATGGCTTCGTCTGCCTGCTTGGGGCCGCGCGCGGCGTAGCGCTGCATTTCCTCGATGTAGGACAGGCCGCCGGCCAGGATGTCGCCCTGGTCTTTTTTCCTCACCAGCTTGGTGACGTTCATTCGCCCCTTGCTCACGTTGTCGAGCAGTGTGGCATCGACAAGCCCACGGTGTTCAACATCCACACCCTCCAGCGCCGTGCTTTTCAGCTTCTCGGCCTGCGTGGTGAATGTCTCCATCGCCTTGTCTTTGGGTATGGTGCACGTGCGCATGTCCTCGTCAATCTTGTCCTGCAGGTCCTGCAGTCCGTTATTGACTTGTGCCGTGGTGGTCAGGGCCTTGACCCGGGCAGCCTCGCGCGCGGTGGCTTTGGCTTCTGCCTGCTGCTCACGCTGCAGCCGCTTGGCCTCAGCATTTTGAGCGTTGATGTCCTGCTGGGCGGCATTCATGCCAATGGTGCCAGCCTGCTCCAGTGCACGGCCCACTCCTGCGCCGTAGGCGTTGGGGTCAGCGTTCGCCTGCCGTGAGGTGTCAACCTGCTCGCGGGGCCCGGGCTGGGCGGTGATGTTGCCGAAGTTGTCGCGGCCTGGGATTTTTGCCATGTTTAATCTCCCGCTCCGCGCGTCCCGCGCTGATAGAAATCACCGATAGGGTCGGATGCCGTCTTAATACCGCGCCACCCGGTCAGCGCAGTGGCCCCGGCAGACAAAAGACTCGATGTTTTCGCATTGCTGGCCGCGCTTCGGTACTGGGCTGCCTGTGACCGGGCGTTCCCTGCCGACCGGTTCGTCTCATCCGCGCTGGTGGTGTACGCCTTGGCTTTTCGCTCGCCTGTCAGTAGGGTGTTCATCGCGTCGGACTCAGCCCCGCCGGTGATGTCCTCATTGATGTTGATGGAGCTGCCCTGATCAACCATGATCCCGGACGCGGCAAGGGCTGCCCGTGACGCGGCGGCCTGTTTGTCGCCAGCCTTGCGAATGCGCTTCGCTTCCTCGGTGGCTGCCACGGTTTCACGCTGGGCTTGTATGCGGTCAAGCTCTGCCTGTCGGTCGAGCTGGGCGGCCTGCGCGTCAGCGTTCGCAGCGTTCTGGTTTGCAGCTGCAGCATTGGCATTGCCTTGCTGAATCTGCCCGACGACCGACAACCCCGTAGAAAGGGCCATCATGATTCCGGTACTCACTCCCATGGCTATCTCCTTAATTGTTGACTGTCAGGGTGCGCGCCACTGACAACAAATGCCACGGCATAGGCTCGGTCTGCGAGATGATGATTTCGCTTTCGCCGCGCTCCCAGCCCAGGTTTTCGATGCGCTTGATGCCGGTGAATGCCGTGGGCGGCGCGTCTACCGCGTCTGGCATGGTGCGGAAAATCTGCTTTTGCCCGTTGATCGCTGCCCCAGTGGTTTCGTACCAGCGGGCCGTGATCTCGTTGGTACTCATGGCCGACCCGGTAGAACTGCCCTCCCCGGTCTGCATTTCAGGGGGTAGCAGCTCTACACGGTTTTCGTAGTCAAGGCCAATCACAACCTCAAGGCATGCGCGTGCAATGGTCACAGCGCCAGAGGCGACGGTGTAGCGGCCAACCACCCCACCATCACCCACCACGACAACTTCCTCACCCTCCAGATGGTCAAGGCCAGACCAAACTGTTTGTGGGCTTGCATCGCTATCAATAAATGAGCAGTCAGAAAAGGCATCTTCGACAAAACGCTCGATGTAGCGAACGACTGATCCGTCAATGGTTCGTTTGACGACCATCCAGACCTGATCACCGGTAGCGTCGGGAATCGTGGCGATGGACTCCACAAAGCCGCTGAATCCGTCATGGATGGCCCAGGCTGTGACATCCTGGTCCTTGTCATAGGTCACGGAGATAGGCACGCCATCCGCGCGCACCATCCAGACGATGGAATCACTCTCCTGCTGCCAGCACATATCAACGATGCCGGATTCGGTGGCGTGTTCGGACAGCACTGCAATATCCGGCGCGGTCCAGTCGTCATTGACCACGTTGTAGGCGAAGGCGCGCACCTTGCGGCCGGCACGCTGGATAAACAGCTCTGTGTCCCGGATGCGGACAGGCCGCACGCGCGCGCAGCCGTAGTTGCTGCGCTGGCGAATCTGGGCATTGGTCGGCGCAAGTGGTTTTTCAAGGCCGCCGGTTACAGTGAATTCGCCGCCGGAGGTGAAGGCCACCAGCGTGCGGCTGCTGGCCAGGTACTGGATGGGGTTGACCTGGTCGGAAGCGGCGGTAAAGCTGAAGCCGTCGTCGTCCAGCGTGCCCTGGGTGAAGTCGATATAAGCTGCGGTGATGCTGCCCCAGATGGTTTGTGGGAATGTTGGGGACCCGGCCACCACCAGGCGCTGCTCGAACAGCGTACCGGTGCGCGGGTAGCCGCGTGAGGCTGACCATGCGGGTGCGTGCAGGCTCCAGGCGTCGGCAGGGGCGGCCACGACAGAAGTTAACTCCTGCTTGATGATGCCGGTCATGACTGTGGTGCTGGTGTAGCCGGTCAGCTTCACGATGCCGCCGTTGATCTTGATGGACGAACCGACATTTCCAGCCGAAAACACAGCCGTGCCTGCCGTCATGGTCACGGATGCGCCCACCGGGTCTTTGGCGCTGGCCGTCATAGTCGAGGCTGGATTGGTGCCGGGTTCCTCAAAAGGGATTTCGGTGATCGGCGTGTCAATCACCCAGTTTGTCGCGCCCAGGCGGCGCAGGCGGCGGATGGCTAGCGTTTCATAAAACACAAACATGGTGTCCGCGCCTTGGGTGTAGTCGATGGCGGTCAGCATGGCCTCTGTGTAGGGCGTGGGAATCTCCAGAATGCCAGCAGGCATCGGATACCAATAGGTGACATTCGGCGGGGCGTTACCGGTGGTGTTGGCGATGCAGTAGTAATTGACGCCGCCACTGGAAACCAGCGAGCCGGGGGTATAGGCTGTTGCGCCGTTGTAAGCAGCTGGTGCGCCGGGAGAAAGAATCGCCTCATCCACATAAATGCGCATGTAGAGGTCGCCGAACTCCAGCATGTAGGCCGTGGACTCGTTGAAGATGAACGGGATCAGCCGCGTGCGCTTTGTGGGGTCCTTGACCTCCTGCACGAACAGGGAGCCATATCGACGGCGCAAGCCACCGTAAACCTGCGGGATGCAGTCGCGCACCTTCTTTGCGCCGTTCTGATACCGGGCAATATCAACCCGGCCCATGAGCTTGGGACTCAGTTCCCCGGCTGTGAAGTTGGTCTGCAGGACCTTTGCGCGCGCCATCAGAACCTCCGCACGCTGCCGAAGCGGGAGTTCAGCAGGCGCTCATCGCCCAGGGTCTGCGCTGGGTCGTCCTGTGCGTCAACGCTGCGGGCCAGCTTCATGTGCTGGTTAAAAAGCTCGTTGGCGGTCTGCTCTTTGGTCGCTGATTTGGTGATGCCGTAGGCCATGGCGGCGGCCATCTTCAGCTCCATCGCCGTCACCAGCATGGCATCCCATGTCGACTCCACATCGTTGCGGAAGATGTAGCGCAGTGAAGCGCTGGTGCCGTTGAGCAGAATCTTGCCGCTCTCGGATTTGTAGTCCACCTCATATCCATCAGGGCCAACAGACAGGGTGCGCAGCCAGTCGCCGGGCAGTGTGAACTGGGCGCTGTAATCGAATGCGGGCGTCTCGGTGTCGGGTGACAGGATCACGCGCTTTACGGCGCAATTCCATGGGTGTGAGCGAAGCAGTGAATCACGGGTGCTGTCGTACAGGTTGGATGCAATGCGCGCACGGTCGCTGTTCTCGTTCAGGGCATTGATGGTCTGCGCGCCCAGCAGGAGCAGAGCGTTTGAGCAAATACTTACTTTGGTGGCCATAGTGCCTCCCCAAGTTCGGGACAGAAGAAATTCCCTTTTCGTGCGTTCACGTTTTCTGGAATCACCTGCAAGTTGTGCTCTACATGGAGTCCGCAAACAAAATCAGATTTCAGCGGGACGATATGGTCGACGACATACTTCACGCCTTGAATGGCAGTTCTCCGATGCGCCAATTCATAAGCCTCAGCGATGAAAAATCGGTTAGCCCATGAGGGTGTTGCTTGAAGTTTTCGCGCCCTACGATGTGCTGAATTTGCAGCGGCTGCAGCAGGATTTGCCTTTGCCCACGCAGACGACCGCTCTCTTTGTGCAGCGGCATTTTTTGCGCGCCACCTGCGCCCAGCTTCACGCAACTTTGTTTTGTCGCGCCTCAAAAGAATGGCCGCATAAGCCTCCGGATTTTTCAGGTTCCAAGCGCGCTGTTTCTCAGCAGCGTTTTGATACATCCTTTGTTTGGCCATCTCCTACCTCTTTCAATGTGAAAAAGCCGGGAGCGCCCGTAAAGACGCCCCCGGCCTTATATCGAACGCCGGGCGTCAGTCCTGCACGTAGGTGCCCTCAAAAATCAGCTTCTGGCTTGCGGCCAGCACAGCGGTGCGGATCGTGGCGTAAACCTCGACGGCCTCGGTTGTGACGTAGGTCAGGCCGGCGGTCAGCGAACTGCCGTTGTTGAATGCAACAGCGCCTGCGGTCGTGACTGCCACAGCAGCACCGATGCCGTCAACGTCGATCACTGTGCCGGTCGCCTTGGAGCGAAAGCCCAGATCAAGCGTGCATGACGCCGTGCCGGCGGAGATGTTGCCAATCCAGTCGTGCATGATTCGCGCGCCCTTGGGCAGGTCGCCCAGGTAGATCGTGTCGCTCACGGCCTGAGTGGATGCAGGGGCCAGATATTCAGCGAAGAAAATTCGCTTGCGGCCACCATCAACAGATGGAAGCAGCTTCTGGCCGGCGGCGACGTTGGTCGCTTGGGTTGATTTGACTTCTGCCATTTCGTTCTCCTTAGACGACGTAGTCGATGGTGACGACCTTCTGCTCGTTCACACGAACAGAACCGATGGACATGGCAACGTAGATCTGGATCAGGTTGCGCTTGTCGCGGCGAGGACCGATGTCAGTCACGATGTTTGAACCCATGCCGACATGCGCTGCCGACTTGGTGTAGGCCACTGCGGTCTTGGTGGATGTGCCGCTGAGCTGCTCGTAAGGCACCCAGTTAAAGCCCATCCACTTGCCATTAACAGCGCCTTCCTGCAGCATCTTCACGGCCATGTAGTCCGCGCTGGTGAGCGAGGTGTCCGAAAGGATGTCCTCCAGCATGCCGCTGTCGTACGTCATGTACAGCTGTTCGCCGTTCATTTCGTCCGCTTCGTTTGCACGGAACAGCTTTTTGGCCTGGATGATCTTGGCCTTGGTGAAACCAGTACCGCCGGCGGCGATGATCTGGCCAGCAGGAACAGCCACACCGGAGAATGCACCGCTTTCATCGGTCTTGCGCAGGGCAGAACCTTTCAGGGCGGCATAGACCACAGCGTCCTTTTTGCGATTCATCGCAGCTAGGGCGGCGGCCTGATACGGACCTTGAGGGTTGGCCAGCAGCTTGGGCAGATCGAACTGGTCGATTGGGATGGCAACGTCGTAGTCCGACATCAGCGCCTGGCGGGTGCCTGCGTCTGGGATCGTCCACTCGGTATCGCCGTAACGATTGGTGACTTGAGTCGCTTCAATTGCACCCATGTCGTTGGCGGTGAAAGACGAGCCGGTGATCGACCCGCGCGAGGTGACGGTGCTCTCGATGCGCGATTCTTTCTGTTGCGCGGCCTCGACAAACCCGTCGTGAAACTGCATCACAAATGCAGCGGTAATCGTGTTGTTCATAACAAACTCCAAAATTCACGTTCCGCCGGATGGGTTGTCTGTAAACAGGCCCTGTGAGTCCTTGCCTTGGCGTGTCGGCTTGAACTAGCTGGTGTGGTTATCCGGGTGCTACCCCGGGCCAATGGGAGAGAGTGTTGTTCTGATGGGCGTTCGGAATCCCGAAAACATGCAGGCGTAAAAAAGCCCGCTGGTTCAGGGCGGGCTAAGGGGCGCTCATAACGCCCGGAGACAACTGCGGTGATCAGGTTACGGCTGCTGTGCCGTATTTCTTGTTGTAGTAGGCATCGACCTTGGCGCGGGTCGCTTTGTGGTCGGCGTGGCGCGGGTTGGTATTGGCCTCACTGTTGAGCAGGGCCTTGATTTCGTCAACCGGCACGGTTTCAGCGCCAGCCGGGATGCTGCCGCCCTCCTGCATTTCCTTGCCGATGCGCGCCAGGATACGCATCATGGTGGGGTTGCTGGTGACGGCCTCGCTCTTGTCCTTGTCAACAGGATCGAGGTAACCATCAAGCGCCTTGGCAGCATGCGCTGACTGCGTGTTGTATTCCGCGTCAGATTTCCACACACTGCGCAGGTCGGCCATGGCGGCTTCCTTGGTCATCTCAGCGCCGCCCTTTATCAGGTCCGGAGCGACTTCCATGTATTTGCCGAGGAAGAAATCGAACTGCTTTTGCGTCAGGCCCTGGGCGTGGGCATCCTTGCGGAATGCTGCCATGCGCTCACTGTCATCTGGGAAGGCTTCTTTCCACACGTCGGGCACGTTGACGGCGTATTCGTCCGAGGTCTTGGGCGGCACATCGCCGGAGCCGAAGCGCTTTTCAAGGTGCGACATGCGCTCGCCCATCTTCTTGGCCGAGGCTTCGAGGTCGATGCTGCCGTCGTCCTTCTTCACCTGGAACTTGTCGGGCATGGCCCAGGCTTCGGGCGGAGGTGCAGGCGGTGGATCAGCCGGAGGCGTGCCAGCAGGTGGCGTTGGCGGTGCAGCTGGCGGGCTTGCAGGCGGAGTGTCGCCACCACCAGGTGCGCCCGGCGTTTCCTCCATCAGAACGTGTCTAGGCTTGAGCATCGTTTTCTCCCTCTAGGGGTTGTGCGCCATTGGCGCGGTTTATCTGAGCCACGATGTGCTGAACGACGCCGTGTTCACCCATGCGGTGATAGGTCTTGATGACTGCATCAATGCCGCCCTCAAGCTGGGCGGGTTTAGAAAACAGCTGTATGAGCCTTTCGAGAACGAGCGCACCGACGGGGTGTTCCTCAAAAATCTGCCTGTACATTTCCGGCGTCACCTCGGGGGGTGTCGTTCCTCTGCGCATCTAAGCTCCTGTTAATGCGCCCATGACTTGGGCACCCTGTGGGTTCTGGCTGACCATTTCGGCCTGTTGCAACTGCTCCTGCTTGGCCTGCTGCTCCTCAGCTGCCGCGTTTCTGGCATCGCGGATCTTCTTGATGTCATCGGGCGAGCGCATGAGCTTGCCGGGCACGCCGAGGAACTGGCCGCGCAGGCGTTCGGCTTCTTCCCAGTCGTAAATGTCCCGGTAATTGGGGTCGGCCTCTATCTTCAAAGCCATCGAACCCTCCAGCCTGTCCATGGCCTGTACATCCTCCAGCTTCTGGGCGCGCGCCAGTGGGCTGATGTACTTGACATGGAAGGTGCGGTTTGCAAGAGATTCGGGCGGCTGACCCAGGGCACCAGCACGGAAGGCCAGGCCAAAGCAGCGCTCCACAAAGGGCTGCAGGTATTCAGATTGCAAGCGGCCATAGACCGGGCCTAGCAGCTGTCGGATCATGGCGCGGCGGTCGATCACCTCTGTGGCTGTGCGAGTTGGACCGTCAACAGGCGCAAGCTGATCAGCCATGAAACCACGCTTGATCTGGTCCTGCAGCTTGTCTTTTGCTGTGAATGCGACATTGAAATCAGCGCCCGACTTCAGCTCCTTCATGCTTTCGATGCTGTTGGCCATGATGATCTTGCGCGGCCCAACCTTGACGGTTTTGGGGTTCAATACACCATCATCGACAGCCAGCCACATGCCGGAGATGGCCAGGTCAAGCGATGCCTTTTCCATCCTCACAAGGTCGTTCAACTCCAGCATGTCGGGCAGCACATCAAAGGCCGGGCCAACAGCGTAATGGGACTGCGGGATCAGCGTCCAGCGAGGTACGGCGCAGGGGAATTCGTGAAAGCCTTGCTCCCTGATCACCCTCTTTGCAGCGACTTCAATGTCGCACGAGGCAAAAGGCAGGTTCTTGGACAGCTTGGCCCCGTCGATAACGTTCTCGCGCGGCTCGATGATGCGCAACAGCTCCACCATCTCATGCGGCTTGTCCCGGGCCAGGTCGCGGGTCTTGTCGCTGACATTATCCGCACCAAACTCTCTCACAACCTGCTGGGCCGACAGCTTGTAGGGGCGATTGATGCCGTCTACCCGGCCATCCTGCCGCGTGCTGTACAGGTAGCACTCACTGATGGGCCACTGCTCAAAGGCATACCCACCGCCAACCAGCTTGTTGATGTCGGTGAACAGCACAAACCAGCCAGCCGGAACCATGTCCAGGCAGCACTCAAAGCCTGCGGCGTCAAAGTTACCTGCATGGATGTTCTGCCAGATGATGTCTGCCGCGTCATCCAGCCAGCGGCGTTCCTCTGTGGTCTCGTTACCTACATCGAGGCCAAACCATCGAGAGTTGGCTGGCGTCATGCCGGACATCAGGGCGGCGGCCAGCGTGCGGGCTGAATCGGTGCCAGTTGAATCAAGGCGCGCTGCGATCTTGCTGCGTGCGTTGGCACTGTCCACCACCTCACCACTGAAGCCATTTCCACGAACAGGAAACGTCAGGTCGAAGCAGTCGCGCCAGTCCTGTTCATAGGTGCTGCGCTTGGACTTGAGCTGTCCAAAGCGCTTGATGTACTGGTCGGCGTCCATCATGCACCCAGCGTGGTTTTGCCGGTCGTGATGCCTGCGGCCATGGCAGGATCACCAGCAGCCAGCAGACTCGACGCCTTGCGCGCCTTGGTCTTGGCGGCAAGCTGTGCATTGGTGTTCTGTGCGGCTTTGGCATCGGCTGCGGCCTGCTCGACGGCTGGGTCAACGGCTGCGACAGCGGGTGCTGGGCTGGTGCTGGGGCCGGCGCTGCATCGGCTTGCTTTTGCCCACCCATCATCCGTGAGAGGCCGAGCCCGACACTTGCTGCAGTCAATATGCTGGTGATGCCGGCCATTACAAATCCTTGATGTGTTGGGTTGAATCTGGGCGGTAGCCATTGCGGCCATACAGGCGGCCCAATGCCGAATCGTCAGCGGCCAGGCTGGTAGCCATCACGATTCGCTTAGCGCTACGATCTCGCGCCAAGATGTCCAGGTCGTGCAGGGCCGCATCAAGTGGGCCGCGCCCGATTCGAATAAAAAACTGTTCGATGAGCCAGACTTCCCGGAAGGCGTACCACGGCGCGCCCATGGAGAAAATCAGCAAATGGCTGTTGTTCAGCACATACGCCTCAAGTCCGGCAATCTCTTGACCATTTGCCAAGGCTTGAGCGACTGCAATTGCGCCCTCTACATCAAGGCGGCCACCCCAATCCTTCCCTTTACCCGCAGACCGGCGCATCACTGCGTCCATGATCTCGGGCGCGCGCTTCATCAGCTCGCCCCGGTGCGGGTATTCGTGGAAAGGAACAGCGGCCACGTTACGCCTTGATGGCGGCCTGTGGTGGCAGGTCGGGGACGACCCAGCCGTCAAGCGTCAGAACGGAACCGGTCAGTCTCTTGGCATCCACTTCATGGGCCTTCATCTTGGCGTAATCGTCGCGGGTCAGTGGTCCTTTGCCTTTTTTGTTGGGCTTGACCTCAACTGGGTCCGCTGCAGGGGCGTCAACCACCGGATCGATGGGGTCAACAACAGGATCAGCGCCGGGGACTTGAACGGGACGTGTGGCCATGGGAGGCTCCCAAAATGTGGTTTAGAAGCCCGCATCTTCCAACCGCATGCCGTTCGGAATCCCGAAAACTAACCCGCGCTGCGCTCTCGGTTCCTCACGCTACCAGTAATCACAGGCACGGCCGGCGCGCATTTCTTGCGCCAAAGCGACAGCAACCGTTCGCCATCGGCGTGCTTTGGCTCTACATTCAGGTTCTTGTAGCCTGCCAGGGTGGACAGCGGCACAGACGCGGAGCTACTGATAGCCTCCATGGTCATGCCCTTGCAGCTCAGGTCTGTGATGACCCGCCACCAGTCAACCCGCCGCGATACTTCTGATTCAGCCATGGCTTTTCCTTTTATGATGCGGACAAATGCGCGCGCGCGAGGGTGGAGTGGGTTCTGAGCACTCTTCGAACAACGTCCCGCGAAACCTGCATCCTCGCGGCGATGGCTCTTTGTGGTATTCCGTCAGCAGCCAGTACCCTGACGCGACGCTCATCTACGTTTACTTTTGGCCGGCCAGCGCCTGGCCTTGCTCCGCCGCGACTCACCCCCGCCTCCCCGGCCTCGAATAGGCAGCAATCCCGGCTTTGCGGCCAATCATGGTGATGGACGGCTTTGTTAAACCGTATTCCTCGGCAAGCAGGTATCGCTTTTCGCCTTGCTGGATGCGACGGACGATTTCCATGTTGCGGGCTGGGATTGGCTCTGCGTTTAGTGCGGCTCTTGGGTGGGTCATGGCAAAAATCCAATGCGAGGTTT